AAAGCGTTGTCAGAGGCGATTGACCGGCGGGAAAAAGAACAGCAGGCGGACCTCCTGGTGTTGCTCTTGGCAGCAGTAACGCCAGGGACCGACACGAAAGCGATTCTCGACACCCTAACGCATGGCTGAGCAGCTAGACCTAAAAGTCGTCCTTTCCGCGAACGCGGCAGCGCTACAAGCGGCCCTGCGGGAAACCAACGCGGCCCTAAAGTCGATTGACCAGAGCGGCAAGGATGCCGCGAAAAGCTCGAAGCTGTTAGGCGACGGACTCGCGGCCGTTAAGAGCGCTTTGACCTTCAGCCTGGCGACCGCCGGGATTGCCGGACTCGGCGCGGCCATTACCGGCGCGGCACGGGCGGCCGTCGACACTACGGTCAAATTTGACCGGATCAACGCCGTTTTAAAGACCGTCTCTGGTTCCACCGACGCAGCCTCCCGCGATTTTGAATTTATCCGCGATGTTTCCAAGCGGCTCGGGCTTGAGCTGGTATCAACCGCGGACGCCTACGGGAAGCTGGCGGCCGCGGCCAAGGGGACCGAACTGGCCGGCGAGCCGACCCGCCAGATTTTCACGGCGATCGCGAACGCCGCGGCCCGTCTGGGACTTTCCGCAGACGAAATGAGCGGTGCATTGCTCGCGATCTCGCAGATGATGAGCAAGGGCACGGTCCAGGCCGAGGAACTACGCGGCCAGTTGGGCGAGCGCCTCCCCGGAGCGTTCCAGATAGCGGCCCGAGCGATGGGCGTGACGACCGCCGAGCTCAGCAAGATGCTCGAGCAAGGCCAAGTCATCGCAACGGATTTCCTGCCGAAGTTCGCCCGCGAGTTGAACAATTCTTTCGGCACCGGGGGGCAGATAGACACCGCCCAGGCCAACGTCAACCGGCTTTCGACCGCATGGGAGGAATTCAAGAAAGCCTTCACGAACACGGATTTCGTCAACAGCACGATAAAGGCCATCACGGAAGGCATAGAAGACATAACGGAGCAACTGAAAGAGACCCGGACGACCATCTACGACCTAAGCAAGCCGGTTCGAGTCCCGCTAACGATGCAGGAGCGCCCAGCACCGAGGCCGGCGCCTCAACCGATCCCGGAATCCCTCATCACCGACGCCATTCGGCAACGGCAACAGCTCGATCCGTTCCGAGCGCAGAGTGGAGGCGTTTTCACGTTCGGGCGCCAAAGCGCGGCATTCGCGGCGCGGCCGATCGACGACGCCACGAAAAAACAAATCGAGAAAGACGCCAAGGCGGAAGCTGAAGCGACCGAGCAACTCACGCGATCGAAAATAGAGCTTCTCAAGGCGCAACAGCAGCATAACGAAGCCCTGCGGCTGGAAGCAGAGCTCCGGGGATTATCGGGCGAGCAGGCAGAGCAATATATTCAGACCGAGCTCGAAATCCTTCGGATAAGGGAATCCAAAGCCGACCAAAAAGCGGATACGCGAGCAGCCGCGGAAGCCAAGCGGCAGCGCGAGCGGGACATCGCCGACCGGCGGCAGATTCTCGAAGCGGAGCTATCCCAGGAACAGGACATCAACACCCGAGCCGAGCAGCAGCTCACCGCGAGCTACCAGCGGCGCAGGATTTCCATCGAAGCGTTTTTCTCCCAGGTTGCCGAGATCCGGCGCCGGGACGTAGACGAGCAGATAGCGACCCGCGAGGCCGAGTTCCAGCTTACGAGCGACCGAGGCGAACAGGCGCGGATTCTCGCCGAGATAAACAACCTAACCCGCGAGCGGGAGAGCATAGGCCCCCAGGTAGCCCAGGACCAGGCCGACGCGGAAAGGGACCTCGCCGACCAGTTGGAGCAAGTCCGCCTCCGGCTCGCCGAACTGACCGGCACGGAAGCGGAGAAGCGACAGGCGCAAGTCGACCAATTGAGGGCGCGATACAAGGAACTGATCGAGGCCCTAAAGATCGAGGGCGACACCGCCGGAATCGAGCTTGTGGACAAGCTCATAAACGCGGAAGCCGCAAAAGGCCGGTTCGACGAGCTAAGCGAGTTCGGCAAGCAGGCAGCCCGGAACATTCAGACCGCATTTGCCGATTTCCTGTTCAACCCGTTTGACGAAGGCCTCGAAGGGATGGCGGAAGGCTTCGCCAACACCTTAAGGCGGATGATCGCGGAAGCGACTAGCAGGCAGCTTGTAGAGGCCCTATTCGGGAGCTTCAAGAACGCGAGCAAAGACGCGAGCTCCGGCGATTCAACCGGCTTCATGGGATTCCTTGCGAGCATTTTCTCGTTCCACAGCGGCGGCATTGTCGGCCGCGGAGGGACCACCGGATTTGTCCCGGCCCTGGCGTTCGCAGGAGCCCCGCGGCTCCATACCGGCGGCTGGATCAAGCCCGGCGAGGTTCCGATCATCGCCAAGACTGGCGAGGAAGTTCTAACCGAGGACAACCCGAGGCACATCAAGAATTTCCGTGGAGGCCCGGCCGTAGAGGTCCACATTCACGAAGCGCCCGGCACCCAGGCGAGAACCGAAGCCAAGCAGGAAAGCGGCAAGGTTCAGCTCGACATCATGATCGAGCAGATCGAGCAACGCCTCGGAGCGAACATAAACCGAGGCGGCGGATTGGCCCCAACCCTTGAACGCCGATACGGGCTCAACCGAGCGGCGGGAGCGGTCAGCTAATGCCTACCCCAACCTGGCCGGATACCTTACCCGCCCACGCCATCCAGGGCTCAAGCTTCACGCCCATAGACCCGGTCATCCGTACCGAGCCGGAAATGGGACCGGTGCGCGCGCGCCAGCGGTTCACCGTTACGCCGGACAACGCCCCGCGGCGCTGGCTGTTCACGAAAGAGCAGTTCGCCCGGTTCGAAACGTTCCACCGCTACGAGATAGCCAACGGCGCGGCCCCGTTTCTCTACCCGTTCAGCAACGGGAAAGGGGTCACTATGTGCGAGGCGCGATTCCTTACGCCCTTCACGGCGCGAGAGATCGAGCACGACAAATGGGAAGTCACCGCAACCCTTTTAATCAAAAACCGGCCGATAGACCCGCCAGCGTAAGCCATGCCGAACAGCCTATTGAGCGAAGCCCTACAGGAAGCCTACGCATCCTGCCCGGTAGATACGGTAATCCTCGAGACGCTGGAGTTCCGGCACCCGTCCTTTATTGACGACCAGGGACAGCCCACAGCGATCCGAGTCGTCAAGGATTGGCGCGACTGGACCGCGAAGCTTGAAGCGAGCGCCCCGCTAAACCCTGGGCAGTTCGTAACCTTTATCGGCTACGCCTTCCGCTACGATCCGCCGAGCATGGAAGACAACAGGCCGCCGGAGGTCGAGATAACGATCGACAACGTAGCAGCCGGCATCCTCTTCTACATAGACCAAGCCATAAGCACCCCGGACATCATAAAGATGACCTACCGGCCCTATTTGTCGACCGACGTGGACGCCCAGGGGCGGCTAAACCAGCCGCACATGAACCCGCCCCTGCATTTCGACGTTACCAGCATAGAAGCGAACGTGATGACGATCACGGCGCGAGCGAAGTTCGGCGATTTCACGAACATGAAATTTCCTTCCGAGGACTACACCGCCACCCGGTTCCCGGGTCTTTTCCGTTGAGAGGACAGCAGCCATGTTTGACATCCCAAAGGCCGTCGAAGCGGTTTCGAGTCTTTTAGAAACCGGAATAAAGAGGATCTGGCCCGACCCGACCGAGGAAGAAAAAGCCAAGATCGAGCGGCTCAAGGTAGAGACCGCGAACGCCCTCGAAATCATGAAAATCCAGCTTTCCGCCATCATTGCCGAGGCCCAAAGCGAGGACCCCTGGACCAGCCGAGCCCGCCCGACGTTTCTTTACGTGATGTACGCCGTTATAGGCCAGTGCTTCATCGGCGGGATTCTCGGCATTTGGTGGCCCGTTGAGGTTCACCGAGCCGCGGAAAACATAGCGGTCCTTTTGAAAGCGATCCCGGAGAGCTTGTGGGCATTGTTCGGCGCGGGTTACCTGGGTTACACCGGTTTCCGATCATTGGACAAGAGGAACCGGACCAGATGAGCCACTGGGCGGCGCAATACATAGGCCGGCCGTATGAGTACGGCGCTCAAGGCCCCGACAGTTTCGACTGTTGGGGTTTCTTCCGTTGGGTGCAGCGGGAGCACTACGGGCGCGACATTCCTTTGATTTCGCCGGACGTTGGAAGCTTGCGGCAATTTGCGAAGGCATTCGCGGAAAATCCGGAATACGAGCGCTGGGAACGGATAGACGAGCCCGAGGACGGAGCCGCGGTCCTAATGGCCCACGCTAGTCATCCATCACATATCGGCATCTACCTAGAGCCAGAGGAAAACGACGCCGGGGTCATCCATTGCGTCGGGCGCATGGGAGTCATGTTTCAAACCCTTCCGGTTCTACGCCAATCCGGATGGGGTCATATTGAGTTCTACCGATTCAAAGCATGAAAGCGGTCATCGTCCACACCAGGAACCCGATTAACCCGTTACAGGACCGGAGAACCATTCACCTCCGCCGTCGCCGGCTGACGATAAGCCACGCCATACAGCGGCACAAAATAGAGATCGACCGATTTCCGACGATCTGCCTCGTAAACGGGGAGCCGGTTCTAAGGCGCGACTGGACTCGGCGGAAGATCCGGAACGGCGACATCGTCGCCTTCGTTTCCGTTCTGCAGGGCGGGAGGGGCGGAAGCAACCCGTTCATGATCCTTGGGATGATCGTCCTAGCCGTCGTCGCCTGGTACGCGGCCCCCTATTTAGGCTCAGCCCTAGCCGGCACCGGGCTCGTCACCGAGGCCACAGGACTCGCGATCGCCCAGGCCGGCATCATGCTCGCCGGCGGCGCCCTATTGAACGCCGCGATGCCAACACCGAACCCGCCCTCGGCTTTACGACAGGCCGAGCTTTCGGCTCCATCGCCGACCTACGGTCTACAGGCCCAAGGCAACACGGCAAGGCTCGGCCAGCCGATCCCGGTTATTTACGGCGAGCACCGCGTCTATCCAGATTTTGCCGCGGAGCCCTACAACGAATTCGAGGGCAATGAACAATACCTATACCAGCTATTCTGCATAGGCCAGGGCGAATACACGTTCATCGACGCCAGGATCGAGGACTCGGACATATCCGCGTTCCAGGAGGTTCAATATTGGGTTTACGGACCGAACCAGCAGGTCACCGCATTCCCGACAAACGTCATCAGCGTCTCCGAGGTCGGCGGGCA